CAGCGCGGAAAGCGTTACCACCTGGCGAGTTTCTTCGTCAGTCGTGATCATTGCAATGCCGGTCTTGGCCTTCACGCTGGCGGAGCGCTTGGATTCGCTGGATGGGCCAACAGACACGGCCACGTCCAGATCAACGCGAGAGAAATCATTCTCCGTCTCTAGCTTGCCATCAACCAACACATCCTTGCCAAGCTCAACCTGTTCGGAAGCGCCGTCTTTCGTGATGCCCTTGAGCTTTCGCCCTTTTTCGACGTACACGTCTTTAGCCATCGAAAGCCACACGCGGCCAGCACGCTCAAAGGCCACGGAAATGGCTTCAAAGTACACATAGGCCAGCATGCCGATCTGCTTTTGCACCAGCTCAACAGCCTTGCCAGACTGGTTAGCCTCCATCTTTTCGCCCTCGTTGGGCTTACCGAGTACATCAGACAAGTCGGCTTCGGCGATCTGCAACAGCGCGGCCATCGCAGGCGAAAGGGTTGGGGGCTTCGTGTAGCCAGCAGGCGCGGCAAGCTCTAGCGCACCGTCCATGCTGCGCATCGGGTTGATGGTCACAAACGGGGCGTTGTCGATGTGCAGGCGCTCCCATCGTTCCTCGTGCCCTGCGACTTGCTCAGACAGGAAGATAGGCACTTCCATCGGACTTACAGCGGCTTGATAGACCAGTTGGGAGAATTGCACGTTCTTGATCCGCATCGGGTCTTTAGCGGCCCTCACATGCCCCTGGAACCGCTCAATACCGTCGATGATCCAGCGGCGTGCGTAAGAGACGATGATAGGAATCTCGCACCCAGCGATCAGGCCGCAATCCTCAAGGATTTCCTGGCCGTCGATGATGTACTTATGGCATCGCTTCTCTTTCAGACGGCGCGACTTCACCAATTGCCAGCCGGTATCCTCTAGGAACTGGCGCAGCTCTTCGTCGTCTTCGTACTCTTCCTCGTAGACCTTGCGCTCTTCTTCGCTGACCGGGTGTTTCCACGTATCAACAAGGCGCTTGACCTTCTCAATCTCGTAAACCTCACACAGATAGACGGAATCTTCGGTGCACCAGTCAAAGCTGGTGGCGTCCATTTCCTTCTTCATCGTCACCGCGTCTTTACCGAACTCTTCGCGGAATGCATCCGGCGTCATTGGCGTCAGCACATACCCAATCGATGCATCAGACTTGTCACGGCTCTTACCGTCGCGGGAAAAGAACACCGTCTGGTCGGCGTCATAGATCGGCTTGAACACGATCCGCTGCTTTTCGTTGTCCTCGTCGGACTCATCCTCATAGCAGGTAGACAACCGCCATGCGCCCATGCCGCCGTAAAGCATCTCGATAAACGAATTGTCCGTTGCCTCACGCGATCCAGAATCCTGGCGATCAGCGCGATAAAGCGAATCGCACTTGTCCGCCATCGCCGGGTTTTGTGCTCCATCCTTAGAGATAAAGTCCACATCGATACGGTTGTTTTTGTACTCGTTTTCAATGCGAGTGCAGGAAATCAACAGCTTGTTGACCTCAACCTTAGGCTTGTTCTCAAATTGCGTGCCCAGGTCTCCTTCCCACATAGCACCAGCAACAACAGGGAAACGGCGGTCATTCAGCGCCTGCTGCCGCTCGGTGTATTCCTGATCCCACACAGCGTCGAACTCCCTGACGAACTTCGTGTGCAAATCTCGCAGCTTCTGGGTTTGTCGCATTACCAACCTACTTTCATGGATACGGGGCGGACTTGGATCACATTCGATTGGCTTTGAATCCGCTGAACGTCGTCAATAGCATCAAACATCGGGTCAAGCTGGTCATCATGTGCGCCAGTCGGGAAAGACTCGGCTTCTGCGAGGAAATCAGAAAGCCACGACGCATCCATTGGGAGCAATACGTTTCCAGACTCAACAAACGGCGCTGCGTCGTGTCCTCGGCTGATTTTATCCTTGTTCCGCTGGATTGCAACAATTGGAATTCCTTCGCGCCTAAGCGTCTGGATCAACCCAGTACCGGACACCTTGTCTTCAACCTTCATCGCTCTAGGTGGCGTCGATGAATTCCTGTGCTTGATCCAGAATGCGCGGGCCTGAATGATCAAATCAGGCGATTCCCACTTACCCCTAAGCATATCCAACTTCACAGCCTGGCCGTCGATTGTGCGCCCCCAAAGAGACAGCACCGAATAATCATTCTCTTGGCCTGTCTTTTGCGCTGTGTCCGCGTAGATATTCGTCCACTCAAGCCGTGGCGCGTGGCTGTAATACTTGAACCACGATGTTTTGATGATGCCGCCGCCGCGTGGCGATGGGGCTTGCTGCAACTGACCAGCCGCGCCGTAGCTTCCCAGCGTCGTCTCAAGCTCTTTCACCTGCTGCTCACTGAATCGCTCAGGGAACATCAACTCACCCTCAACTGTGCGCGGGTCTGTCCAGCCGATTGACGTTGTACACCTGCGCTTAGGGTCAAACCGCATGGGGATGCACAAATGCACGTAAGGCAGTCCCATTTCCTTGATGACGCCTGAAACATCCTTTTCGTTCAGCCGCTGCATAACAACGATGATCGCGCTTTTCTCGTTGTTTACACGGGTCGGCAGCGTCTCGGTAAATGCAATTTTTGCGGCCTCTAGCTTTGCATCACTATTCGCATTGTCGGCGCTGATTGGGTCGTCCAGAATGATCCGGTCACCACGAACACCCGTCATGGACGTGAACGCGCGGGCCTGCCTGCTGCCTTTATTGGTGTTGCCAAACTCACGCTTACCATCCAGATCGGCAGCAAGCTCTAGCGGCCAAAGCCCTTGGAACCACTCAGACTTAATCAGGTCGCGGCATCGGCGGCTGTCCCGGATTGCTAGCGTTTCCTCGTGAGCAGTGCCCACAAACCGCATTTCAGGCAGGCCACGAGGCCCCCACTCCCATGCAGGCCAGATCACGCCAGTCAGCAGCGATTTCATCGAACCAGGCGGGACGTTCATTAATAGCCGAGTGATTCGCCCATCCGTCACAGCCTCAAGGTGCAGACAGATCGCATCAAGTGCCCATCCCCACTTAAGCTCAGCGGCTGGCTCAAGGACGTGCCAGGCGCGTTTAGCGAACTCAGCCAGCGACCGCTTGCACAGCTCTCGCTCTACGGCAATAAGGTCAGCTTTCGTTAGATTCATCTTTTGCGGCGAGAATCTCAGCCAACGTCGCAGTTGAAAGGCTCGCGACATTAAGCACCGACTCAACAGGCCCGCCACCAGCACCAGTTAGCTCAACAGCTTTCATCTCTCTCCACTCTGCGGACTTCCTGTTCTTCAGCCAAAAAATCATCGCAGTGCTGTCAGGAGGGTAATACTTTCGTATTGGAGTCTCCACAATTTCACCGCCAACAACCCGAATATCAACCTCGTCGTGTTCGTAGCCCATAGCTCTTCGGTACAAACTTTGCTCAACACGTGAGTCTGCAATCTCCTTCGGAACGCTTACGGACTCCGAAAATTCGGGATGTTTTACCTTCCAAAGATTGATTGTGCTGATGGAAACCTCAAAGAAATCGGCTAATTGAGCATCAGTCGCACCCAATGCGCAGAGCTTTGCTGTTTGCTCTGCGTACTCTGGTTTGTACTTTGTAGGTCGTCCAGCCATTTGCCTATTTTATGCGCAACATAGATTAATTACCAGTTAGGCCGATTTGTCAGGGGACTGGGGCTTGCCCTGCGGAATTTAGGCTTTCGCCACACATCGGCCATGTGCCGTGAAATCACTGTTTTCTGTTCTGCTCAATGCTCTGCGCGAGGTACTTTCGCAGCCAAACAGGCCCGCCGATGCGTTTGTACTCTTCCCTTAGCGTTTTGGTTACCCTGGCTGCGATCTGTATCTGTTTTGGCGTGGTGATTTCGCTTTTAGGTCGTGGCATCAGAAAATCCAGTTCCAAAGTCTACGAAACATCCGCGCTAGTGCTGATTTTGGTATGTCGTCCTCCCATGCTTCGTATGCATCTTTTGGCGTAGTTCCAGAACCAAACCCAACATTGTCAAAGCATATCCAAAACGGAGCGCATCGAAACGTAAAGAACCCAGCATGGAAGTAATTTACCTTCTTTATCCTGGGCATCAGAACCCCACTGACCTGATGTTGAACGCATCGGTTGCGCCCGCTCTGGCTGGTTGCGTCATCCATGAGGTGCTGAGCCTTTCGCGCATTGTGCCATTCAAACACGGCATTTCACGCTTTTTCGGCGCTGTTGGGGGTTTGTACTTGAACCAGAGAATGCGGCCTTCTGGCGTGTTTTCACGGCTCACCATCTTGGATTCAGCCATGCCGCGAAGGATGTTCGCCATGCGCTCCCGGCTGTAGCCATCGAACGGTGCGGCGATTTCTGTGGTTGTGAGCTTTTTCTTCCCGATCAGTTCTAGGATGCTGATGCGCAATGGGCTGATGTTGGTGGCGTAGGGGCTGGGTTTCTTTTCAGTCATTTCACTTCCTTAACAAACACGCCATCAGCGCGGAGATAGCCTTTGCGGTCTTTTATTTCCTCGTAAGCCTTTGCTAGGCAATCCGTCAGGTCTACGTCAGCAGTCGCAGCGCCTACGATCAGTGTGACCAAAACATCCCCGAGGGCATCCATGTACTTCTGATGCCACGCTTGAATCAGCGAGTCACTGTCGCACGCGCAAGCAACCCGGTATGCCGATGCGGCCTCCAGAAGCTCCCCGGCCTCTTCCAGCGTCTTTCTGGCCTGCGCCTGAATGTTGCTGTTCTGGATGATCTGCCGCTCTTCTGCCCATCGAATCACTTCAATCTCTAGCTGTTGATAACTCACTGTTTCTCCTAGTGTTTGGTTACTTGAATTGGTGCGGCTTGCTGACGCCGTAATCTGTTCTCATTGGTTGAAGCTCCTTGTGTTTGCATCCGTCGCACTTCGGGTCAGTCTTCCCGATGTTTGAATGCTTGTATTCACAGTCTTTTGATAAGACATGTGGGATTGGCTTGTTGCCACCTGTTGCGTAGTAATACGGCTTGAATGGCTCTCTATTAAAACATCCGTTCATCAGTTCATAACCCTTATGTCTGGGATCGTCACATCCATCGGCCATAGCCCACGCCTCACCAGCTCTCGCACCGTCTTGATGTGCGCGTCACCCCAAAGCGTTACCCGCTGTTCCCTGGTCAGGTGGCTTCCAGAGTCACATGCACTATGGCAGGTTTCGCAGAGCGCGGCGATGTAAATGTCGCTGCTTTTCAGGCCCCGGCCTTTGCCATGTGCCGACTGGTTGCTGTGCGCTGCCTGCGTGCAGCCGTGCCGCCCGCAGTGCTGACACTCAATCGATGCCACGGCCTGCAATAGCTTCTTGCTGCGCACGTAGGTTGTTTTTGGAAATGCTGTCACTTGTGCGGCTCCAAGTCATAGAAAACCACGCACAGGTCAGTCACCGCGAAAGCTTCAACCTTATCCGAGAACACGCAGAATTCGGCGGTTGATAGGCTTGTGCTGCTTTTTCCAACCACCTCGCCATTGGGCAACTCTTCCACGCCGATGAATTTCCGCTTGAACAGCTCGTGCCAGTTTTCAGCGCTGTACAGCTTTCCGCTTGATGTGGCCTGTTCTGCTATCTGAGCCAGCACACCGCGGCCCCAATACCTGCGGTTCTGCCGCCCGGTGCGCTTCATCCGCTTTATTGTCAACACCCATCGTCCGCCGCCTTGTAGGCCGTTTGACAGGAATGGGAACACTTGCGCCTTGATTGCGGCCCATGCCTGCGGCTTGTTGTGTAGCTCAATCGTCAGTGTTTCGCTCATTTACTTTCCCCATAGGTCTACCAAGGGTGAGATAGAGTCTCAGCCCACTCCCATCCTCACAGTAAGGACCAGAGCACCATAGCGGCAACGATTCATTCACAGCGGCCATCTTCTCACCATGTAGGCCATTGCTTATCCAGTCCCTCGTTGACAGACTGGACGCCAAAAACCGGGGGTGTATCCGGTGACGGTGTATATGGGTGCAGCCCAGACAGGCCCATTAGCTGCGTCAATTCGCGCCCTGACGGTAAAACGCAAAAAGCCCTCAAGCTCTCGCGTTTCCAGTGTTACCGCACTGTCCATTTCTGGCGAAACGCAGAGCTTGAGGGCTCTCAATTTTGTCTTTGTGCGGTAACACGTTGACGCCATCATTTTACTTCGAGCGTTGTCGCTTTGTCAATCGCAGCCTTAGCTTTTATGAAAGCTTCCGCAAGCTCATAGTCCTTGCACCGCAAGACGAATTGGAGCGCCTCCAGTAGCTCGGGGGCGGTAGCCATCAATTGCGTGTTGTAGTCGCGGTCGGAACATGCGTAGGTCTTCGCGATGTAGCAATCATCGGCGGCTCGCACGTATCGCGTTTCGGCCCGCCATGGGCCTTTGCGGTATAGATTTTCGCTCATACGTCCTCCCACTGGCTAAGCCCATACCGAGCGATCAGCAAAGCCTCTGCCCGTCCGTGGTCTTTCTTGCGCCGGAGTTGCGGAACAGCCTTCGGAAACAGCGACCGAGCCAGCGCCGACGATTCATCCTTGTTGCTGTTCAGCAGGAAGTGCTTTTTCCAACTGTTCGGCGTGATCAGGTGCCATGGGTACATAAACCGTTCGCAGACGGCCTCAATCGCCCCAGCAGCACGGCCAAACTTGAAACTGCTGGCGACCCCCTGTCCTGGCCTAGAAAACACGCTCTCGCACCAGATCACGCAATCACGCTTGTCGATGGCCTGGCTTAGCTCTGCCCAGAACTGGCGGGTGTTGATTCGACCGTCTTTGTTCGGGATGTCGCCGCAGGACTGGAACTCCCCGTGATGGTCAATCAGCCCCCATGCACCGCTTACGGCTCCGGGGTCGATTCCTAGGTGTACCGTCATGCCGATTTCTCCGCCCGAACCCGAGCAAACACCTCTTGCGTGATCCCGGCGAATCCAGGCTCGTTCTCAAGCTCTTTCAGCCGCTCAAGGATGTGTTCACGAAACCCGGCCAGCTTTGAAAGCTCGGTCAGGTGTTCTACTTGCTTTTGGTATTCGGTCATGTGGCCTCGTATGCGTTTCCTACGCTTTGAATCATTCCACCTTCAAGCAACAACTCAATGGCGCGGTGAACCTGCTTTGAAGTCCAGCGGGTGCAGGCGGTGATTTCCTTTGGGGTCATCGGGCCGTGCTCTAGCAGGCGCATTAGTGCGTATGGGCGGCTCATAGAAACGACTCCTGAACCTGCTTTGGCTGCTCTGGCGCGAACAATTGGCCCTGCGCAACGGTTTGTTCGATCCTTTTGCACGCGATTTCAAAGTAACGCTCTTCGCGCTCAATTCCGATGAACTTTCGGCCTAGCTGGATTGCGGCAACTCCGGTGGTTCCGCTTCCCATGAATGGGTCTAGGGTGGTTTCAGCCTTTGGGCAAAGGTCAATTACCCACTTCATGACCTCAAGCGGCTTCTGCGTCGGGTGATAGCGCTCCTCGTTTCCTTGACGAATCATCCCGTTCCAACGCCACTGCAGGCGGCGCACAGCCTTGGGCCAGTTAGTCCAGCACAGCTCGCAATCGGCGAAGTCGTTGTCTCCATTGAGCTTGTCCCACACCAACCAACATGATGTTGCTGGAAGTCCAAAATAGTTGCCACCGAAAAGAGCTTGGAAATCACCAGCCTGCAGGATCAGTTCAATCAATGCAGAGGATGGTGGCTCCTTGTCCCAATCAAAATGACCATAGTCTTTGACTGCAGCCAACTTTCCACGGCTGGCAACTTTCTTGCTGTTCTCGTTGATCCCATAAGGCGGATCAGTAATCACCGCATCCAC